TTACCTCCTTTCTTTTTTTTCTTTTTCTTTTTCATCCCAGTGTGATAAGGCATAGTAAGAATTAGGTAGTTCTAATATATTCTAAACGAAGTCTGCCCTAGTGTCTCTGGTTTTGCAAGGTTGAATTGCTGTAGACAAAGGTAACCAAAAGCATCAAACGCATGATCAACTCCCAAATTTTTATTAGGTAAACCTGTATTCGGTGCATATGTAAGAGTTCTAAGTGCTTTTATCAATTCTTTACATCTAGGATGTATTAAAGTTCTTCTTGTGCCATCGGCATCATACAAAGCAGTATTAACAGCAGTTATCTTATCTCTGATTCTCCAGGGTGATTTAGGACTCATAACAGTAAAACCATTTCTTCTTAAGATCGTATGATCTGTAACTCCAACCCCACTTGTCTTTCTTGCACTTCCAGTAGGGTCAGGACAGGCAATCACTCTTCGATCTACTCCATATCTTCTGACGACTTCTTCTGCAAAATCCCAAGTAGTAGCACCTCCTGTCAGCATGATCTCATCAAAAACATATAGTGTATCATTATGCTTTACAGCACATATCCCGGCCATAGGGTCCACATTAAAATCTAAACCCAACAACAAAGGCATCATATGTAAATCCTGTACTTCCTTATCAATATTTTCATCACTGAAGCTAACAGCGACAAGACCAGTTAAGTTCTCAAAACTAGCTTCAAATTCCTGTCTGAATGTTCTTGGGTCCAGTTGCCCTCTTGCAGCTTCAACTTCCTCTTCCTTTACGTTACCTCCTTCAATCGTAGTAAAACTCCACCTCTGCCAATCATCCCACTCCTGTTCACCACAAAAACACCACATATCATAAAACCAACTGGCAGTACCATCAGGTGTACTGATAAACAATGCCCAACCCTGTTTATCAGCCAATGCAGGTCTAATTACCTCCGCCCATACATCCCTTTCCATAAAAGCAGCCTCATCCAATACAACACCAGCTAAACTTCTACCTCTTAATGCCATCGCATTTTCAGTTCCCTTCAATTCAATACTCGATCCATTTATCAAATCAATCCTCAAATCTGTCTCATTCTTGCTCTGAATCCAAGTCTTAGGCACTAATCTTTTCAATTCCTTCCACGCAATATCCTTTGCCATCCTATAAGTAGGAGCACAATAAAAATAAACCTCTCCCGGTCTCTCAATAGCTCCTCTTAACAGTTCAATACAGCTTAAATAACTCTTCCCAAACCTTCTTCCTGCAACCAGCACTCGAAACCTCTTTTCACTATTAAACACCTCCCCCTGTGCATACCTTAAACTGACCTCATTTAAACTCATATCACCCTTTTTTTCATAATATTACTCATTTTCTTTCGCATTTCATACTTTTAAGGCTATTATCAGAATAATAACCCCCATCACAACCTCTATCGTGGCTGAATCTTTCATAAATAATTTAAACTACGATCTTCCAGCTCCTCAACGTAAACCTCGTGTTCAAAAATATACAGGAGGATCTAACTCAAGAGCAGTTATAGAAGCTCGTTGCCAAAGATTATACTCAAAACAGCTTGAAGGTAAAACTACCAGACAACTTGTCATAGAACATTCTCAAAAAGAAGGCATATCCCTAGTAACAGGCTGGCAAGATTGGAAAAAAGTTAAAGAATGGAATGACGAAGATTGGCTTAAAGAAAGGGATAAAATGATTCCACGCTTACAAGCAATGCGTATGCGTCTTTTCAACAAAGCTATATCAAAAGGGCAACTTCAAACAGCAGCTCAAATCCTCGATAGCCTAGGCAAAGTTGTAGGTGAATCCGTAGAAACAGTAAACATTCAAGCTCCAGAACTTGCAATTCGCATAGAACCAAAAGAATAAAGATTCATAGAATATATTTAAGTTACCCACACCCGGGATCTTAGGAAAAAATTTTATAACCCTACCCCATAGCTAAAAAAATAAATAAAAATTTCTTTAATATGCATAGCTATAATTGACATATTGTGATATCATTAACCTATAGGGTTCAATGCTTTATTAGTATTCAAATCCTTTCAAACTTCTATAAATAAGTTCCATTACTATTTATAGATTCTCAGCTAAAAGCCTTTTACAGAGGCAATAAAGCTAAACACATTAAAATTATTTAATTCTCATGAACCAAGACTTTTTAAAATGGCTATCACAAATGCCTAACGGTTACAAGTTAGTAGGGCATAAAGATGCTTTCTACAATGGACAATCACAAGTAAAATTATTTATTGCTAAAGGTAAGTAATTATGACAAGAACAATTATTTTTCTAAGTTGTTTTTTAATCCTGCTTTGGCAAAGTTTGACTATTACAAACACACTTAAAACAAGATTAGAAGAAAGAACTAATCAAGTACAAACTTTATTAAATCAAATCTAATTATGAAGTATTTAACCTCTCAAGAATACAATGCAATAGTTACTACTATTGTTAATTCATCAAACTATGTAACTAGTTTGGAGAAAAAAAACTTTGATTTAATCTTTGATAAGTTATTCAAAATAACAGAAGATGACTTTTTAAAAAAAGAAGAAATCAACCATCCAATAAGTAAGTCTTAAATGACTTACTTTTTTTTATACAAAATTATTTAATTAAACAAATGAAAAAACCAAGTTTTGAAGAATGGAAGAATCATTTTTATGATGTTCCATTTATAAAAGAAAATTATGATTTATTGGAAAGTATGGAAGTTCCAATAGATTGTATAAGTGGTGGGATTAACTTTGGAAATATTCCACCAAAATTTATAAGAGTTTTTACTTTTGGAAGTTGGTATGAAATTTTAGAAAGTGGTGATCATTATTTTTTACATTCTTATTTAGGAGATAAAGAATATGATTATATTGGCAAGGATGAAAAGGAGATTGAAAAGAATTTAAAAGATTTATACGGATATGTAATATCAAGTAATTTATGTAAAAAAAATAATTTATTTAATTAAAAACAATGAAAGCAAAAGCTGGGGAATTCATTAAAACGAATTCTGGAGAAGTAATTTATGGGTCAAAAGCATTCATAAACGAAATATTCAAAACTCTTTATGGCGAAGAATGGCAAGAGACAATTTGGTCTTATAATGATGCATTAGAGAAAATTAAAAACTTAAAGCAATTAGAGGATTTTTAAAATGAATTCAAAATTATTAAATTATGTTGATGATCTTATTAAAGATCGATTAACACTATTGGAAGAAAGAAAAACCGATGAATCTTGGGAAAATGAAGATGAAGACTTAAAGGCAAGTACTGAAGAAGAAATTAAGTTATGTAATGAATTTTTAAATGAATCATTAAAAATACAAAACATAGGAGAAATTTATTTTAAATGATATTTAAATATATCAAATATATAGTATAATAAATATTAGAAGTGTAAAAACTTCTTATTTAAATTCACACTTATTTAATTAAAAAAATGAATCACACATTAAAAGAATTAATAAAACTTGCCGATGAATATGAAGGGAATCTATTAAATTATTTTTATGGTTTATCTCCTACAGAATCAAAAGTTTTTAACAAGTTAGTAAAGGAGAATAAAAACAAATGATTTTAAAAATGTCTAAAGGTAATGCAAAGTTATCAAAGGATACTTTGATACTGTCAATTTCAGCTGGGATAACCTGCCCAGGAAGTAATGCCTGTAAAGCTTTTGTAACTCTTAAAGATGATAAGAGAGTATTAAACAGAGGTGCTGAAAGTATGTTTACTTGCTTTGCTGCTAGTGAAGAATTAAGGTATCCTAATGTCTTTAAAAGTAGAAAATATAACTATGATTTAATTAATAGTTATGTTTTAAAGAATGATTTAAAAGGATTAACTGATTTAATTAATCGATCTATTCAGGTTAATAGAAAAAATATTACTAAAGTCAGGATACATGAAAGCGGGGATTTTTTTAATATTATCTATCTTAAAGCGTGGATAAATGTAGCCAAGTTTAATAAAGATATAAAATTTTATTGCTATAGCAAGTCTTTAAATTTATTCCTTGAAGTGTTATTGCCTAACAATTTTTATATGGTAGCGTCATATGGGGGCCGTCATGATTACCTAATTGACCAAGGTTATTTCCCTAAGTACTCAAAAGTTGTATTTAGTGAAGATGAAGCAATAAAACTAGGTTTAAAAATAGATAAGGACGATAGTTTATGTTTTGAAAATAAACCTTTTGCACTTCTTTTACACGGGATGCAAGAGAAGGGATCAAAAGCTGGCGAAGCTTTAAAACTTATCAAACGTAATAAAAAACTGGCTATTGCTTAGATTTTAAATAATTAATTAAAAGTAAATTAATCAGGATATCTAAGTTTTTATCATTTGATTTAAACTTATTTAACCTGGTTAAGTGCTTTTTAAGCTGCTTATCGTCATGAATGTCATGGTCATGAATGAATTGTTTTATGTAGCTCATATTAAAGGCGAATTTGATTAGTAAACTAATTATATGATATCATACGTACATAACCTTATATCATTTAATTATGAATGAAAACACAAAAAAACAAAAATGGATTGTTAAAGAGCGTGAGAGACTTTTAAAAGAACATCACGACTACAGAGAGACTCTTGAACAAAACGAAATTATTATTAAAAACAATTTATGGAGAATTGGTTTATTACACGCTCCTATAAGAACATTAATGAATCAATATTGTTTTTTTAAAGATCATGATTTTGATGAAGATCAAATTGAAATTATGTCTGCCTGTACAGGAGAAAGAACAAACATGAATCCTGAACATACTTTGTATTGTGAAATAAAATCTGGGATGAAAGTTTTAGAGAAAGAACAGGAAAAATTATCGATTGAAATATATGAATTACGTCAAAAAGAGAAAAAAAGAGGTGATGTAGGAGACTCTTATAAGCTTTTCTTACGTTTATCTGATGATGATGTTTTATCTAAGAAGTATGACAAGCTTAAGGAGACTAAATAATGAATAAAAATGAATCTAGAGAAGATTGTATTGCAGCGATTAAAGAATGTATAAAAGATGATTTACAGAAACCTGAAATTATTAAAAAAATGATTGATGATTATCCGAGTGTACATAAATCAACTTTTTATACATATTTCAAAACTGCACAGGATCAATTATCAGATGAAGATTTTGTAAGTGGTGCCTGCATTATCGAAACTGAAAGACAGATTAAAATCCAGCTCAAGAAACGTCTTATTGCAGATCTTGAAAAGGATTACGATACAGAAACTGATCCAACATTAAAACGTAATTTAAGAAATGATCTTCTTAAGATTTTAAAACAATTTTAAACACGAATTCGCTAACGAAAATGATTGACAACCCATTAGAAAACCAAACTTTAGAAATTAATGACAATTTTTATGTCAATGAAAAGTTTGAAGAGCATTGTTCTGATACTGCTAAAGAATTAGCACAGGATCATAATCTAAATCCAAATTATTATGAAGCTTTTATAGAGTTTTACATTGAAGAATGTAGAGAATCAGATAGAGGTTATTTTTTCGGGGATCAAAAATATATTATCGATCTCTGGTGGGATCATAATAAAGATTTATATGAAACTAAAACACCTTATATAGAGATTAAAAAATGAATTTTAAATTATTAAGCTATGTTCGACATAAAGAACAAGGAATAGAAGGATTAGTTATTAATCCTAATGATAGTAAATGTTCTCATGTTACTATCTATGATCCAGATTGTCCTAATGATGATGACTTTGAAGAAGAATCCTATGGTATTGGAAGTGCCTTGACATTTAACAGTAGTGAACTGGAACAGATTAAAAATCCTACTGAAGAATTAATTGATAAATGCAAAGATGTAATAAAAACTTTTAAAATTTAATTTTTTATATATTTATTAATAGCAGTTCTAACCTGGTGAGCGATGGGGATACCTTCTTCATCGCTTTTATCTTTTAAAGCTTCATATTGTTTGATGGTAAAATTACAAACATATCTGACGTAGTCGGTTTTAGGTCTTGGCATTGATATAAAAATATATGAGATATATATAACATAACATAAAAAAGACTACCAGGTATAAACCTAGTAGCCTGTTATGTCTAACAAACAACATCATCACCCGTGTGCAAGTGACTAATTGCTTATGAATGGGTTAATTACGCCATGAAATAAGCGTTGACTTTATTATATATCAGATAGTTGATATAAATGTAAATATATATGACATATCATTATATCTTGAATGGCATTTAAAAGAAAAAGAAAAAGAACCAAAAAGAAAAAGAATATATATAAAAGTAAGTATATTTATTAAATATATATAATATATATATATATTAATAATATATATATAATAATAATATATATACATATAGGATAAGGAAAAGAATTTTTCGGATATTTGCTTGACATATAAATAAATATCATCTACTGTCAGTAACAAACACACATATATTTATGTCAAGTAAGAAAGTTTGTATCTGGTTAGAACCTGATCTCTACGAATTTTGTGATGAAGCAAGGGGAGAAGAATTATCAGTTCCTCAGTACATCAGATTAATTCTCAAACAGAAAAAGAAAAGTTCTACAAAAAGAAAACCTAAAGCATTAACCAATGGATCTGATCCTTTTGCATCTTCAGTAATCTCAGCAAATATGATTCCAGGTGATCTTAAGGAGTATGCTGATCTGATTGTTGAATGGTGGGCAGTTAGACATCGAAATAAGGCAACTTGTTCTACAAGCGTTTCTGAGAGGATTTTTAAGAAGTTGCGAACATTTCCACCTCAAGGTAAGAAGATAGCTCTTGAAAAGGCAATAGCAGGGGGATGGAAGGATATTTATGAGATAAAGGAATCTAAATTTGCAAAGGATGAACAGGTTGTACCTAAACCAAGATATTTCAAAGCTAGTGAAAATCCAATGCCACCTACCTTAAAAGAGTTAGGTTTAGACAAAGCTATTAATGGAGAAAACCAATGAAAGATTTTTTATTTAACGGCAACAAAGAACTTAGGAAAGCTTGGGAAGAAGCCGATGCTCAAGGTAAAAGAGAACTTGAAGAAATTGATGATTTTATTACAAGTCAACCAAAAGATTGGAAAGATCAGTTTGTTAGTTTACCCCAAGATCAAGCTGGAATTTTTGTGATGGAATCAATGCAAGAATATAAACATTTTTTAAAAGTTGCAAAAAAAGAAACTGATAAAGATATTAGAAATAAATTATTATCCTGTACCCATGAAGAACGTAAAGGTTTTTATATTGCAGCAGCAGAGGAACAAAGAAGAATATTATTTAAAGAACCTTGGTTATTAAGAAATTTTAATTATGAAACTCGAATGGAAATATTGTCTGAATACACACCTGAACAACAAGCAAATATGAAAGCAAGGATGGATTTGGAAGATGACTTCAGAAGAGAAAAAAGAAAGGGGTTTGGATAATGGAAAAAATATTTGATCGGATATCGGTAATCAAACTTCTGAAAGATGGAATCAAAAAGGGTTACTGGACATTGGAAGACCTTGACAACCCTAGTCCTCAATGGAAAGAAGTTGTTGATACCTGTAATGGGCATCCTTTATATGTCAAAGGTTATCAGGGTGTCAAGTTTGAAAATCTTGCTAGGGTTGAAGAACCCAAACCACCCCCGGTTGAAGAGAAAGTAGAAGTAATCAACCCCAAAGACTATCCAACACATTTTTAATTAAACATGAAAACTATCGAAAAACTCCCTAGACTTCCTATCTTCAGAGATGAAGCCACACATAAATACTTCTGTGAGAAGTCAAACAAATGGCTCAAGTATTCAACCACTATGGTTTGTAATGAACTAGATGAGAAAGCAAAAGAAAACATTGAACATACAAGACACATCTGGCAACCGAGAGGAGAAACTGTTCATAGTTGCCTAGAACAGAAGATGTTAGGTGCTGATGATATCGATATGGGCGAATATGAAGAATGGGCTATCCCATTGTTTGAACTTGAATTATTTACACATTTTGAACCTATGGGTGTTGAATATATGATGTCTAACCCTGTTAAAGATGTAGGAGGTCAACTTGATCTTATTGGTTATGACACTAAGGCTAAGAAGATTAGATTAATTGATCTAAAGACTAAAGGAGATACAAAGTATGACTTTAAGAAAAGAACTGGTTGGAGAGAGCCTTATAAAACAGATAAACAATTAGGTTGCTACATCGAAATGTTGAAACTAAATTGTGATATCGAACCTGATATCTGCAATACGATTTGGGCATATAAAGGTAAGTGTATGTTAAATGAAGATCAACCTGTGCAGAGATGCAAGGACGCTTGGCAGGAAGCATGGACAAAGTTTGAAGCTAAACAGGAGTTGTTTTAATGGAAATCATTACAAAAGGAAATAATCAAATAACAATCTATCCAAGTTATGTTTTGAGTGTAAATTCACAAGATTTTAAACATTATATTTTTAAGGAAGAATATGAAAGACGAAGTAAAATAATAGAAAAAATGCAAAAGAAATTACAAAAAAGTAAATGACAAAAAAGCAAAGAATTGAAGCTGCTAAGAAACGTATCGAGGAGCTAAGAAAACTTATCTCGGAGTGGACTAAAAGATGACTAATAGAAATTCCTTTCAAAAAATTAGAGAAGAAAGAGAAAGATTAGAACAGGAAATAAAAGAAATGCATGAATTTTATAATTCAAGTATAAAAATTAATGCCAAACTTAATGATATAAAAACATGGAGTAATCAATGAGATATATACTTGATGTCTCAGGTAGAGACTTAGAGCTAATCAAAGCTTCAATCGTTAACTTTGAAAGGTCATTAGAAATGTCATCGCAGGGAGATTTTGAACATCTCATTGATGAACTAAATGATACATACATGAGTTTGAAATTACAGAAAAGTAAACAACTAAAAGCAAAATTAAGAAGAAAATGGGGAGTAATGAGATGAAATCTTTTTACAAAGAATTAGAAAAGGCAAAAAGAACCATAATTAAAAATTTATGG